GGAGTTGATCAGAAGATCCAAAAGGCTGGAGCATTAGCATTGATAGGACTTCAAAGAGGTCAAGCAGTGGCAAATAATAATTGCGAGCAGTACGGTTCTTATCCAATAGATGTTATATTTGCTACTTTTAAGATAAATAAATTTGTAATAAAGAATGCCATTAAGAATAAAAAATTCGATGGTGAATTACAAAAAATAAATTATATATGTGCAATCGTTCGGAATGATCTGAATGATGTGTATACAAGAATGAGGAATGCGGAAATGAGTAAGAAAAAGAGTGAGAAAGCAAATACTGAAGTCCAGGTAAATGAAGTAGCTGAATACCAGAGACAGTCTGAAGATATTAATGAATCTATGAATGAGACGTTCGAGGAGCTTTGGTAAATGGGTAAGGTCGTACATAATGCAAAAGACCGCAGTAGTGCGACAACTGCTTCTGCATTTCAAAAAGAATGCATTGAAACAATAAAAAAAATTAACGAGTTCAAATTGATTGCAGAAGCTAATGCAGTATCATCTATTTACAAAAATCCGGATTTGATTAGAGAAACATCATTAAAGCTTGATGATATTACAAACAACGCCTGGAGAGTTTACTATTCTATTGCAAATGATCTCATCAATATAGAACAGAAAAATACTTTGGATGAACTTACGATCAGTATGTATCTTTCAAAGCATTCAAAACTTAGTGCAAAGTATGACGAATACGGTGGATTCGACAAGATTGAAAGTGCAGTAGAATATATCAAAGAAGAAAACTTTGACGCTTATGTAAGTGAGATCAAAAAATGGAACGCCGTAATGAAACTTGCAAAGATTGGATTTCCTGTCGGTGACAAGCTTAGTAAATATGTTGATGCTCAGGCTGATGACATTTATAACGAGTTAGAGGCTTTGTTAAATCATACATTCATCAATGTAGAAACTCAGGTAAAAACATTCAATGCCTGTGACGGATTATTTGATCTGATTGATAAATTAAATTCGGGCAGCCAGGTCGGAATGCCATTAAAAAACGCTGATATTTTGAATAGGGAAATTGGTGGTGTTAACTTTAATGGAAATATTTATGGGCTTGGCGCTAACTCTGGTGTTGGTAAATCAACTACGGCTATTAACTATCTTATGCCATCTGTCCTTGAGAATAATGAAAAAATGGTCATTATGATCAATGAGGAAGATCAAGATAAGGTACGCAGAGAATTGCTTATTTGGGTTGCCAATAATATTTATAAGGCAACATGGA